CCATGCCTCTGCCAGCGCTCCTGTATCACACGTACAACATCTGGCGTATCAAACAGGTCGCATAGCTCTGCTACTGCGTGCCACACCTTCCCGCGCTGCACATAGACCGTAGAAGCCATTTTGCCTACGTTAAAGTCCTGCCCTATGAACAGAGGCTCTCCAGGGATTATCTCCTCATGGCTGCGGCACTCTTTCCGCTTGTATCCGTAATAGACCGTGCCTGATGTGAGGTTTACGAACTCGCCATCGACATACGCATCAACAAGCTGAGATGGGTAAGTGTTGTACAGGGACGGGATATAGTCGCTCGGCAAGTTTTTCGCGTTCTGCCTGGTGCTGGCTTTCGTCAGAGAATAGAACTCAGCTATCTCTGGCCGCTCCTGAAGATCTACCACGAATAGCTTGTGAACGAAGTTAAAGCCTTCCGGCGTGGTGGTGAAGTCCACTGTATTTATCGGATAGTCTTCTCGCACCGATGACATGCGGGCAATTATCTTTTTCCATGCGGCATCGGCCTTTGCCATCTTCATGGTGTCTATTTCGTCGATCTGAGCATGGTTGATGTCGAAGCCAACTATACGGTGCGCATGCTCCATGGCTCGGCACTTAACCATGCTGTACTCAACCTCATCAACGAACAGCTTAACTTCTTTGCGGCTGACGTTAATATCCACCGAAAGTGCTACGTCCCACTCCTTGCTGAGCATCTCACCAACTTCAGCAATGGTGCTATAGAAGATATCGGAGATCATGGGGTAGGTAGGCGCGAAGTAGCCCAGCTTTATGCCAGGGTACTGCATTGCCAGCATCCACAGTCGCACGCAACCAACGAACGTCTTGCCGCTACGGTAGCCTCCAACGAAGGCGTTGAACTTCTTGTGAGCGGCAAGGAACTGGCCCTGCGGAACATTAAGCGCGAGCGCCTTAGTCATCTGACTCATCCGAAGCGCTCGCATCCTGAATGCTCAGCTTCACGTTGAACGACTTGCGTTTGCCTTTGTCGCCAGGCAATGCAACGCCTAACATATCGTTGATAGTCTGAATGGCAGCGCGTGCGGCGCTTAGATTTTCACGCCTGCTCTTACCATTGCCGTCTTCATAGGTGTCGTACCCAGCATCGGCAATCTTCTTCAGCATATCCAGTCGCCACTCAACGCTAACGCCGAAGTCATTTTCTGCCTTGACAGCGGCTTTTTTCTGTAGTTGCTTAATCCTAGCCCGCACCTCACCCTTTTTCAGCATTAATGACGCCTTATTATGCTGAGTCTCAGGCTTGGCCTTACTTTGTGGATGCGCCTTCCTCCACGCTGCTGTTGCATCGCTACAGCCGCCCAATACATAGGCTTGCGCGAACGCCTCTTCTTTGGCGGTTAATTCAGTCATATCTATGCCCCTGGCATTATCACCTGACCCGATCAGGCTTTACGTGATGATATAACATTTTATTGCAATGATAAAACCCGCCGTAGCGGGTTGTGGGTTGGCATTTATCTGTTGATGCTATAAACGAACCAATGCACAGGCCATAACAGCCCGCAGAACAATGACAGGCACCAACGCTCCGAGCCTGATGTTGCTGCCTCCTTGAGCTGGCAGCTAACCCATTCTGCTGTCAGGCCTGCGGTGAAGAAGTATAGGGCTATTAGCGTGGTGGTCATTTCTTCATCCCCAATATCAGCAACAAAACAGGCCATGCTAGCATCACCGCAGCACCAACAATTACAGCAAACATCGATAGTACAGCAGAAACTATCAGCGCCTTGTGTGGAGGAACCATTCTTACAGTTTCCTTCATCCGCCTGCACTGAGGTAATTCCTCACCTGAAATCTCCTCAATCTTTTCAGTGTGCGTGAAGCATGCTATCAGAAAGATGCAAATCGCAGCCCCTGACATGACGTAAAGAGAAAGGATTATTGTGTAGATCATCAACCACCCCACTTCATTGCCATCAGCTTGTAGAAAATCGGCGGTAGCCACCCGATGATGAACCATACAATTAAAGCGCCGCTAACAGGAGATCCTCTTGTTGCGATGGCATTAATGACAAGTGATAGCCAAAACACACACCATGCCGTACTGATAATTGTAAACATCAACCCTCCTTCGCTTCGTGCTGTAGTGGCAGATCTTGCTTCATCGCTGCGCGTGATGCCTGCCATGCGGTCCAGAAACCGTGTTTAATCCACGCCGAGGTATCATTGCTGGCTGACTGAGTTATAAACTCACACTCATCCTCAAACCACTTTTCAAACTGCGCTATACTATCCATTATTCCTCCGGCTTGCTTTCTTTTTGCAATCATCATGTCGAGCCTGGCACCATGCAACATTAAGCTCATTTCTTGCTTCACGTGATGCCTTTGCCCAGCAATCAGCTGCCTTCATGAAGCTTCGTGCTCTTTCGTGCTCAATAGCTTTAGCTGTCATGGTGTTGTATCTGGTGTTCATTATTTCTCACCCCACCTCATGACCAGGCGCGAAACACTTGGTCCGGTTGTTATAAAATTTCCACCCACTTTGCTTCGCAGTTCGAATGCATTCTCCGTTTGTCTGCCCGGAGAATTGTCGGAATCCTGTTTCCTCGCTCCTGTACTCTGCATGAAGAGTAATGGTTGCACAGGCCTTACAGTCGCAGTAAAGATCGAGAGTGTATCCACCGATTACCATCACTCACTCTCCTGCATCATCAGTCCCAGCGCCTCACGAAGCGCGGCGTTAATGGCATCGTCTATGTATTCGTAATCGGCCAATCTTACTATCGCGGAATCACACCCCTTGCCGCTGTGCGTGGGATAAGTGGCGTCAGCACAATCACCGAAGGTAAGCAGCGGGCGGTTTACGGAAGCTGTGATTCCGTGTTTTACGGCCTGCTCACGTATCTCCGCATCACTCAGTTTGCTGTAGTCAATCAGTATGCCTCCTCATCGAGTTTCGAGAACCAATGACCCACTGCGCGCTCGAGGGTTTTCTTTGCTTCTTCAATTGAATCATTGCCCGGAAGATGCGTTTTTATCCCTGGTAGTAAGCAGGTTACATCGTAGTTAGGCATCGAACGGCTCAGAGAGCTCCAGTTAACTGAGCCGACAACCCACCTCCCTACATAAAGGTCCTCGCCATTAGAATGTCTCGCTGTCTTACGCTTCCATGTTAATTTCATTTTCCCGTCCCTATTTCTGTCTGCTCAACACACGCATTCCACCGTGATTCACCCACGATACGGAATGCCATGCGCCCTTTCTGAGTCTCTCGCACCTCTGATACCTGATCATCTTTCTGATATCGGTGTTGATAGCTGAAATATTTATCCATTATTGTGCCCTTGTATGCTCCGGCATCCTTGCCGTTTACTTTAAGTGAGTAGTCGTCTGTTACCTCTATTTCGTACAGGCCGCAGGTGAGTTTTTTAGCTTCCTTTGATGCCTCAGCAGGCTTTGCCTGGGTAATTACGGCGAATAACATCGCTGACAGTACCATTCTGGAAAACTTCACTGATTGCTACCTCTATGTTTATTTTATTCAAATCCTTCCGATTAACGATCTCACGGCGCTGCTCATTCTTTACTGCGATCTTACGTTCAAGTTCCGCAATATCAGCGTCGATTCGCTTCAGCTCATAATTTTCGTACTGTGTCATGATTTTTACCACGCTATTGATTTTGACATTTTATGCTCGTATTCGTGCAAATCCCACTGATCTGCCTCTACAAACTTCGCTACTACTGGTGATGATGCGTACTCAGTGTCCAGGTTAACTGTCAGACCATCCTCTGAAAGGCCCCATCCGTTAACCTGGTTGTTAACCACTTCGTGAATCTGTCCTTTCTTGAAGTAGCGCCAGTATGAAGGGTGCGCCTCAATACATTTAAGTTTCATTGTACCACCCCCTTTGCTATTTTGATAAGCCTTTCTCTCTTTTCTAACTCAACCATTGCGATCATCAGGGCTTCAAGATACAAGCCTTCTTTGATGCTTACTGGCTGACAGTCAGTTAGTGCTGTTATCAACTCTCTGCACTTTTGTGGTGTTAGATTTTTGTTCATGATGCTTTACCTCTTTTTTCTGACAGCAAGGCTATCTCCAGCCCCTTCTGAGCCTTTGCCACGCTGTCATAACCCATGCGGTTAATCTTCTTTGTCCTGCTGCCAGGGATGTCGTAGAGATAACCATACACGACATCACCCATTACGTTGAAGTAAGCCCTTATGTGCTTCAC